GAAGCAATAATTTCTTTAGATGGCAAACTTGACAAATTAACATTATTAGGTGCAGAACTTACTGGTGCATTAGGTGGTCGGATTATGCCTTCATCTATTAATCTCAGTTCTTCAGCAGGCGAAAATTTAGGCTTAACCGATCCTTTTATAAATGTTGCAGCAGGATTAGGTGAATTTTTATCTACCCAACCTTGCACTTCTTCCCCACCAATGTACTGTGTACTAGCAGTCCATTCAGGTTTTTCAGGTCTAGAATAAATAACTTCTGGCACACCATCTTTAATTCTTATAAGTTCGTCACCAGCTTTCTGTGACCTATACTCTGGCGGCTTAGTCATTTCAGTCAATAACGTACCTGCAAACTGTCTGGCCATAGGATTATAGGAATTTGATCCTCTTAATACAGCAGCCATTGGGTTAGGTGCTTGACCTGCAATTGCTTCTCTTTGCTGGTATTGTGGATTTAATTGCAAATTAGCATCATACATATCTGCTGTCGTTGCTTGTGTTCGCTGGCCACTTTGATTGTATATGCCAGCCTCTTGAGCAGGCGTACCTTTATATTCTTTAAACATTGCTTGTAAATCTTCAGAGCCTCTTTTTCTAATTGCTTCTGCAAGTTTCGCTTGCTGAGTATCGCCTTCCTCAAGCATTGACTTACCTACATACGCATTAACTAAAGGCAAAATGTTTTGAAAGAAGCTAGGTGCGACATAACGACCACTTATCATTTGACCTTGTGGCTGCTGATTCTGTGACATTAGCATAGTCGCTAATCTTTGTTGACGAATAATCGCTTGCTGTTGAGCAAAATCTTCAGGCGAAAGATTTTGATATTGATCTGCCATGATTTATCCTGCGTCGTAGTTAGCAACATAATTAGGCACAGTACCACCACCACCGTATTGTGAGTACACATTACCTGCACCATACTGTTTGTTTGCCATTGCTGTTTGTCTGTACGGATCATTGTTTTGATTACGCAAAGCCATTGCCAATGCTTGTTGCTGTGCATTTCCACCTTGTTGACCTATCATGCCTGCTTGTTGCACTTGATTGTTCTGTTCTTGCATTGCAGCGTTCTGCATTGCTGATTGTGAGCCTGTATTCTGATAAGTCGGCTGCATATTCATGCCTTGACCGTAATCAATTGGCATACCCAAGTAAGGATTATTCATCATGTATGGATTCATTATATTGCTCCGTAGTTAACCATTTTATAACCATCTGAACCTGTAATTACAGCGTATGGCATGACTTTTTCAACGTCTTGTGCCATCACACCAACAAACTTACCGTCACCTGCTTTTACCTTATATTCAGGCTTATATTCAAATTCATAAACAGGCAAGCCTTTGTATGCATAACCTAAAGACTTAATGTTTTCCTTCATGCGAATATCTGAATACTTCATCATTCCTGCACCACCAAGACCATATATACCAGCATTTAAATTAGCTTGTTGTGCTTGCTTGCTGTTAAAGTCACCCATCTGAGCGTTATAGCCCATCTGTGCTGCACCTAAATAGTCTGCACCTGTTGTTGTTGCTTGTGGTGCTATGTTGTTACTAAACGTAGGATTGGTTACTTGTGAACCTGATCTAATGGCGTTTAAGGTGTTAATCGGTTCATTACGAATGTAACCTGCTTGCTCAAAGCCTTGTCTATTTGCTGCCAACCCTGCTTGAAAGCCTGATGTTGTATTAGCTGCCAATAAGTCATTAACACGCTGGTCTTGTAACATCATTGCACGTTCATAGGCTTTAGAGCCAAGTCCTATGCCTTGATTAGATAATTTGTTTTCTAAAGTTTCACGACTTTGCTCAATTTGAGGCTGTAAACGCCTCATCGCTGCATCGTAATAAGTTTCGCCAGCATTGTAGCCAGTTTGGGGTAAGTTATCTGTTCTAAATGGCGTACTGATCATGTTTTTGACATAATCTAAGCCTTGATTTTGCAGATTACCTAGACCTAAACTTGTCTGATTTTGTATATCAAATAATTGCTGTTGTTCAGGAGATAAAGTTGTTCTTGATGACCACGTTGGATTACCGTATTGGTCTGTGCCTGACTGTGAGTATTCTAATGAGCCATATGGTGTGTATTGATTAACACGATTGGCAGCAGTCGCAGCTCTAGCAGCGTCTAAGTTGCCTTGTGATGTTGCTTGTGCAGCACCTGCGTAGTCTGGAGGAGGAGGAGCACTCTTTGCAGGCCCTAATCCTAAAAATCCACCACCACCCATGTCATTCTCCTCTGTTTAGAGGACATTGGATGTCTAAAAACCGACAATCCTCTTTCCTCATAGTCATAATAACTAGATCGCCATCCATGTGACCATCTGGTATTTCAGCTACAATCTTAAAGCCTAAGTGTCGGTTTAACCTTAGAGCGTCTGCATTATCTGCACATATTTGACCAATTATAACTTGTAAATTCAATTTGTTAAATGGGTAATCAAACGTAGCCCATAATAAATCTTTACTCATCCAATTCTGCGATGTAGAACCTATGTGAATCTGACACGCTTTAGGCATAAAATTATTAAAACCGACTACTGCTGCTATATTTCCGTTGATTTCTTGACCTATACACATTGTATCTTCAGGCAATGGATGATTCATAATCCTTACTAGCCAATCGCCTAAATATTTCTGATTTTCAGTCGTGACTCTACGCACTTATAGCACTCCTCCAGCTTCCATCACAAAATCGCTGGATGCCCAATGAAAATCTATGTTTTGCGATGCAACATTTAAGTTAATCGCAGCACTAAATCCTAGCCCTGTCACGCCTTGCCAATACTTTGTAATGACTAAGCCACCACCCCACAGCTTTTCATCCCATCTCGCTTGATCCCACAAGCCTGTATTAATAGATGTAGGATTAAAAGCAAGCTGATTGGTTAAAGGCTGTGTATCAAAGTCAGTTGATATGCCACAAAGCACATTGGGTAAGCCTTGATCAGTCAAAAATATAGGTCTAACTAGCGTAAATCGCTTTAATTGACCTCGTGTTTCAAAATAGTTATATGCTTGCTGTGCATTACCTACAATATTCGTGTTGTTATCACTAAAACCTGTAAAGTATTGACCTACATAGCCTTCACCACCAAAGTACATGATGTTATCGCCTGCTACTTCAAAGCAATTAGCTTCTATACCTGTAAATCTGGCCCACGATTTATTAATTGTGTTCATTACATACTGTTCTATACCAAAATTTGTTGGTACATTAATAATCAGCATATTTGCTTCAGCCAAGAAGTTAATTTGCCAGCCAAAGTTGTTGTTGTACTGACTTGCTGCTAATGAAACTGCGTAATAAATCTTGTCTGTCAGATTAATACGAGGATCAAGCCGACTAGACTGTAATGCAGCAGTAAGTGGTACAAGTCCATCTTGCGTCAATAGTAATAAATCACCACCCCACTTAAAGAAGCACCTACGACTAAAAGTTTGACCAAATTGCCATAAGCCTACCATTGCCCATTCAGCAGGATCGTTAGGATTTGTGCCTTTATAGACTAAAATCTCGCCCATGCTTGTAACAAATACAATAAAGTCATCTACACCATAACCAGCGTCTAATGTCCATGTACCTGCTGCTTGTATGTAGCCACCATTACGATAAAACGCACCTAATGGGAACTCCTCTGCTACGCCTGTAATCGCCTGTACGTCTAAATACCAAAAACTCAGGCTATTGTTTTGGCAAAAATACAGTCTGTTCTTAAATAAATTAACATTAACAAATGTGTTACTGTTTACCCCTGTAATGCCACTTACTGTGTACGTTCCTACAACCGTTGCATCATTTGCAGGTGCTGTAACCATTGTGTAAGTAAAAGTAGACACACCTGTAACTGTAATTGCGTATGTACCATTAAACTGACTGGGCGTAGCACCTGATATTGTTATTCTGTTACCTGTAGCTAACCCATGTGCGACTGATGTTGTAAGTGTAGCCGTTAGATTACCTGTGCCACCACGAACTATTGTTGATATTGTTTGTGCTGTTGACGTTGTTGCTGCCGATGCCCAAATTGAGCCATCATAAATCAAGACTGGATCAACGCCATTGCAAGCTACAACAAAGTCACCACCTGAGTTAGATATATTGACAAATTGCCACTTAGCATTTGTCAAACCTGAATAAACAATCGTAGCTGTTGAGCCTGTTACGTCATAAATCCTGTCATTTGCAAAGCCAAATATCTTGTAACCTGATGGCGTAGGATAGTTAACTAATGTCTGTACCTTACCTACGATACCTGTACAAGTCTTTGTCCAGCCCTTACGCAATTGCACATCTGTAGGTGTTGGCCAAAAGTTATTTAACGTCACAGCATCCAAAGGAGGCATTTGTGCCAATGAATCTCTATTATTCCATCCACCTATCGGTGATGGCATAGATGTTGTCATTGCTGTTCTTGCCATGATTATGAACCGTAGTAAGAGTCAGGAATGTTTGCCCAGCCAATAAGCACAGCACTAGGCTGTGGTGCAAAGCTAAGTGTTGCAGAGCCTTTATCATTCGCTTTGGCAATGCTAAGATAACGCTGATAATCTGCTCGTAAGTTTGTTGTATCAAAGCCTTTAATTTGAAAGTATTTAAGTTTGGTTAGTAAAACCATAACTGTATCGTCTAATACTGTTGTGTCTGTGTCTGCTTGAAAGCTATTTAATACAGCGTTTGTAGCACTTCTAACAAAGCCTTTTGATCTATATTCAAAGCCTAAATACTCTTGTGTATTGTATGGTGGCCATATCTGAAACGTGTTGCCTAATATTCTCCAACGTACTCGTGGGCCTGTAGAAATATAACCAGACTTCAGCCATTGCCATTGCTGAGCATCAACTGGCCCAAGCATTTGCCAATGTTTGGTTTTATCCCAATGCGTATTATCTGTGATTGTTTCGTAGTCTGGTGGTAATGGATAAATTGTCTTACTAAACGTAACTGAGCCACCTACTGTTGTTTCAGAAGATTGCTGTGTCGTAGTCACAATAGTAGGACTAATTACTTCGTTGACATAAGTGTCTTGTGGTATTGCTGTGCCTACAATTGAGTATGTATTGTCTAGACCTGCCGTACTGGGAATAGCAGTCAATGTCTGAGTGCCTTCTGTCGTATTGCAGGTCGTAGTGATTGCGTTAGTATAAAAACGATACTCTAACTCTAATGCTTGCCAATCGGACTCCTTAACTAAGTCATACCCAGCTCTGTTCATTAATGCTAAGACTTGTTGAACGTCTTGATTGGGATTGCCAATCACATAAGTAGGTATGGCTAAATTAAGTTCAGCAGTTGTTTGCTGAACCAGTTGGAGTAGATTGTATGACATTTTATGCTTCCTCTGTGGCTACCGTTGATCTTCTTCGAGTTTTCTTTTCACCAACAGCAGCAAGGATTTGTGCCATTTGTTCTTGCATTAGAGCTAATTTTGCATCTGTTTCTTGCTTAATTCTAACAGATTCTAGTTCTTTTTCAGCAAGTTCTTGACGTAATTGGTCAATTTCTTGTGTTCTTTTATCTGTTTCAGCAGAAGTAGATGCTAGATTTAAGAATGACTTAGCCTTATCTCTAAATGCGTATGGACTCATGCCAGCAGCCATGCCCATGCGTTGTAATTGCTGATCTGAAGCGTTGGCAATAGATTCTACTGTATAGAATTTCATTGCTCTAAGTTCTTCAGCTTGGCTTTTACTGACTAATGGCCATTCTGCTACAGGTGTGCCTACAATATCTTGTTCTTCTGAGCCAATTCTGTTCTGGTATCTTGCCCATTGGATTGGAAATCTTAGTTTATGACTGTTTAGTGCATAAGTATCAATCTCAGTCAAAGTATCGCCTGCGACACAGATGTGTACAAAGTCAAATTCTTTGTAGATTGGTCGACCAGCTTCTAATGTTTCTTGCTCTTGTTGGACAGGTCTTTTGTAAAACTTTACTTGTAATCGTGAATCTGCATTATTTTCGTCTGATGGTAGTGCCATTTGTTTCTCCTCAAGGTATTAAGGTTAAAAAAAGAGGAAGCCGAAGCCTCCTCTCTATTATGCTACAAAACTACTTAATATCAAACACTTGCTGCTGCGAACCATGCATAACTATCTGTAGGTACAGATACAGCAGGTGATCCGTAAGTACCACCTGTTGCTGTTGCTATAAAAGTTGTAGGACTAACTGAGCAAACTGCTGTACTTGCAGCAATTGTTGCACCTGCTATTGCTAGTACATAACGCTTACCATCTGAACCAAATACTTGCGTTCCTAATGGGCCTACAGTTGGTATTGCTACGCCAGCAGAATTTAAATTCGTATTAACTAAGTCATTTAAATTGATGCCTGACGTTGGGGTTACTGAATATGGCATGATAATTCCTTTTCTAAATTAAGTTTAAGCAGTACCTGTCAAAATACCTTGTAATGAGGCATTTGAACAAGTTAAATTTCCAGCCCAACCATACAACTTCACAATCTTTCTGTTACTTCGGCTTTCGCCTACTGACCATTTTCATGGCGAAGCAACCTCTTCGGATCACTTTCTAGGACTTCAAATTACAAGTTATATCCTAGTTCAGACTATCGCTTACCTTTTCAGGCCCATCTCACTTAGTCGTTCAGGCTGTATTTAAACTTGCCCCTTGTCGTCTGCTTCCAGACTTCCAAGTCAATCAGAGTTGGTTTATAGACACCATTAATGCAATGTAGGTTTAGCGTCTTGGTTAATTGACTGACGTTCTCCACCAATCGGAACAAAGTTACGTTCTTTATGTGGTCTGAAGAAGATGTAATTAGTATTCAAGAGATACATATACAATGCATTTTCTTGTGAACCAATACCACCACCGAGAACCACGTCAGCAGACATACCACCACCGTAGAACTTGAGTGATGCAAATCCTGCTGCACCTTCTTCTACGCCTGCGATACGCTGAATTGCTTGTAACGATGCAACATAACGCTGGTACAAAGTGTTACCTGCAATGATTAAATCAGTCTTATCTGTACCACGAACAGACTTGATAGCAGCTTCAGTCATAGCAGCTTGGATTAACAAAGATGAGTTAGCACCTGTTGTTGATTGGTTTCTCCAGAATGTCCAGTTAGCACGATTAATGCCACCGTACGTTCCTGACGAAGGACTTGTGCTAATACAAGCCGACAATCCAGTTATGTTCTTACCCCCATTACCTGTACCGTCACCATATAAATCGGTGGAGATACGATTTAACAGACGTGCTTCAGAAACTTGCATACGACCATCTAACAAGTCGATGATTGCTTCTTTAGAACTGTTCTGCAACATTTCCAAACCACTCATTGTTACGCTATCTGCGTACTGAGTAATAGAGAACTGAGCAGCACTAATAGGACTATCAGGAGTGATGTCTAAGACCTCATATCCTGAATAGCTGTTAGCGTTGTTTGTTGCATTCTGTTACTTCAGCTTTCGCTTACTGACCATTTCTGGCGATTCAAGTTCTTCGACTCAAACTCTAGGACTTCTGCTAACTTTAGTTATATCCTAGTTCAGACTATCGCACCACCTTTTCAGGTGTTTTCTCGCTTAGTCGTTCAGGCTGTATTTAAACTTGCCCCTTGTTGTCCACTACTGGAGTTCCAAGTCAATCAGAGAAAATTATTCAATCTACGTTTTAATGTAGAAGGCCACCAGCAATTAATGGATCGTTATACATAATCTCTTCCAAGATGACCGAGCCACCTGAAAAAGTGCGTACATTTCCTTTAGAGTTTAATCTCTGTAGAACTGCATTGTTTTGTGTTAAGTTATCAGCCAATACACCACTACGACTTTGGATCGTTGTAGCGATAATATCGGTGATTGCTGAGTTTGCAAATGCCATGATATTTCCTTTTAAATTAAGTTAAGTTAAACCCGACCTTCCATTGCCTGACCAATTTGATCAGCTAACAATGAACGTCTATCTTTTGCATCGCCTTTATTCACTTGACCACTAGGTGTTGATGATCGTGGACTAATTGCTGTTGCTTTAGCTCTTGCTACTTGTTGTGCTTTAGATGCTTGTGTACTTGTTGCTCTCAGGAGTTTTTCCGTTTCCAACTTATACGCTTCATCGTTAAATCGCACAGCTTTGGCGTAAGCCGATTCTAGGTCTTGGGCTAAACCTCGCTCAAGGAGTTGAGCCATATCTTCCCTAACCATTTCAAAATGTGGAAACTTCTCCACATTACTACTGACTCGATTGATTTCATTCATCAATCGTAAATTTTCTTCTTGCTCTCGTATCTGTGACAATTGATGAACTTGTTGCTGTGTAGCTTGAAGTTGTTGCATTAATTGTGTTTGATACTGATCTTGCTCTGGCATTTGTATGCCGTTCTGATCTAATTGTATGCCATAATCTTGTGCAAGTCTATGAAACATCTGCACTTTCTCAGCGTATGGTGCTTTAGTTAACACCATGTGTGCTCGACCTAAGTTATTAATCCAAGCTACAGGATGAATATTCTGTGCTTGTAACTCAGGAATAAATGGCCCAAGTGCTTCAGTTAACTGTCTAGCATTGTCAGCTTCAGCTTTGTAAGCAGACACGCCACGCCTATACTCGTTCTCACGTTGATTGGCGTAGTCAGCAAACTTAACAAAGTCATCCTTGCTGATGGCCTCGCCTTTCTCCATCTTGTCCCAAATATCTCTGTACTCACGCTTCCATGTAGTCGGTCTATTGACGTTAGGTTCATTTCTTTGAGCTTCTATAGGTTCTGATTCAACTTCAGGCGTTTCTTCAGTTACTTCTTTTACCTGCTCTGCTTCCTGTTCTTCAACGACTTCTTCTAAAACTTCTTCAACAGGTGCTTCTTCAGCTTGTTCAAGTGCAGCTTCTAGCATATCTCGTCTTGATTCTATTTCTTCCATGTGATTCTCCTAGTAGTTAAGTTTTGCGTAGGTAATTTCAGCAATCTGACGTTTTCTTGCCTCTTGCTCTTTTCTGCTAAATTCGTGCTTTTTCTGCTGTGTAGGTACGTCATTGCCAATTTCTACGCAATTATTACGCTTGAGATTCTCACGATGCTTTGATCTTGACGAAATCCAAGTGCCATCTGCCATTGAGATGTGACCACTAATATCAGGTATAACGTCTGGTGCTTTTCTTGGAGTCATAGCCTGCTTGTCAGCCCATGCTTTTTCTGCCTCTTCTGAACCTAACTCATAGTTCCAATACATGAGATATTTTTCTTTGTCAGAGAGTTGAGTTTCATCAACTTCTTGATAGTCACTTTTGCATAATGGGCAACACTTCTGCACCTTTACTACAGCCATTGCTTCTCCTTACATTAAAAAGATTAACGCTTCCTCATCATCCAACTCAGCTAGGCGTATATCCTCTAATGCTTGTAAGTGTGCTTGTAATCGTGCATACTCTTGCCTATAAGCCATTGCTTGTTGGATGTTCTCCAATTGACGCTCAAGATAGCTAATAGACTGTTGCAGTTCATCGACTAACGGTATATTAGCAATAACCTCTTGTTTTGATTGTACTTTAGATTTTTTAAACTGTATAGGTTTAGGATCAACTAAGTTTTTAATCGCTTGTTTACGACTAGCATTAGCATCCTTAATTGCTTGCTCAATTTTGCGTTGCCTTGTGGCTATCTTCTGTTGAATCTTTTGTATTCGTCTAAGTTCTTCTGCTGTGTACCATGCATCATCACCACCTACTTTTGTATCTGTCGGTGGGGGGGGAACATATATCTGAAATGCGTTATTTTGAAACGCATTTGCTTGAAATGCTGATGCAAACACTATAGGACTACCCAACGACTGCCACTTGCCACAGTAACTGTTTGACCACTTGCTACGGTGACAGGCCCAACTGACATACCTGAGTCACCACTTGCTATCGTATAGCTTGCAGATACAGTCTTGTTATTGACTACGATGCCATTGCTTGCACGTTGTATTGGTGCAGTCTGCGTTGTGCCATCAAATGTAAAGTTAGCATTTTGGTTAGGCGTTGTTGTGCCTTGACCGTAAGGAATGTAATTAGTCGTATAAGTAAAAGCGTTGGCTTTACTGTTAAATGTAGTCCAGTCAGCACTCGTTAGATAACCATTAACGCTTGTTGTCGCTGCTGGCATACTAATTGCAGGTGTATTGCCACCACTTGATACGACTGGTGCAGTTCCTGTAACGCTTGTGACTGTTCCTACGTTAATTGAACCACCTAGACTTGTGCTAGTGCCATTGATTGTAATCGCTGAATTTACAAGAGCAGAATTAGGAATAGATGTAAGACTTGCACCTGAACCTACAAAAGTAGTAGCCGTTACGGTTGTGCCTGTAATTGCTCTAGGTGTTGTTGCACCAATAGTCATGTTGTCAATTGTGCCAACATTTGTAGGTGCAATTTCAAGAGAACCTGTGCCAGTTGGCTTTATATGTACATGACCTGTACCTGTAGGACTTATATCAATTTGTGCGTTTGTACCATTTAAATTGGTAGAAACATTAATAGACATATTATCGCCACCACCTGCACCGACACTCATTTGAGTCGTGCCACCTGAGTTTTTGAGTGATAGCCCACCAGAGTTTGATGCTTGAACTATAGGCGTTGTTACGCTAGTAGATGCAGATAATGTAGTAATGCCTGTAGTTGCACCTGTATCACCTATGGTGACTACAGAGTTTTGTAGTAGTTTGCCTGTTGTGCTGTCATACCTTGCAACAGCATTGTCCGTTGCTGACGCTGGGCCAACTACATCGCCTACATGGGCATCAGTAGAAGTTATAGTAAAACTAGGATATGTGCCTGTTACAACAGTTGTACCTGCACCTGTAAGTGCGACTACTTGATCAGGTGCAGCGTTAGTAATAACACCTGTCGTATTGCTATAGCTGATGCCTGTACCTGCACTTACTGACGCTCTTGCTCTAGCATCTGTGTAGTAAAGATTAGTACCTTCTGCTACGTTAGTAGTCGTTAGTACGACTGCACCTGTTTGACCGTTTACGCTTGTAACTGTTTCTGTATTGTCTACCTTTTGCCAGACTGAGCCATTAAATACTGCCCAATCGCCAATAAGCCAGTCGGTAATGCCATTAAGATTAGTAGAGCCAGCAACATTGACAACGTAATAGTAACCTTTAGTACCCACGCTAGAAGTAAGAGTAGGAGTATTAGTGCTTGCATCCCATGTTCCTTGATAACTTAATGCACCCAAAACAGCAGCAGGCAATTCAGAAACAGGCACTTTTCCACCTGCGTCTAGTGTTGCTACGCCATTAGCTACGCCTTTTTGCGTTGTCGGTATGTAACCTGCGACTGTGACACCACTAATCGAACCACCTGTAATATTGACGTTATTGGCATTTTGTTCTGCCATCGTGCCAAGTCCTACTAACGTATGATCTGCGTTCCAATTACTAGGCTGAACAACAGAAGTATCGCCAGAGTCAGGTATTGCACTTACATAAGTGTGTTTGACGGTTATAGGCATTATTGAACTCCAATGATTTTACCGTCAGGGCCTCGCAATACTTGTTTAGGTTGGTTCATTTTATCAATCAAGATAGCAAGCATTTGTGTTAACTGAGCATTGCTTTCTTGCATCTGGTCAAGTGCTGGTTTTAGTGGATGATCTGCCATTTGTGAATACCCCATTTGATCTTGTAAAATTCTAGCTTGTTCAATACTCTCAATGTACGCTGCTGAACCGTCATCTAATCCTGCACCAATTCGTGCAGTTTCTAGTTTAGTCGCATTATCTAAGTATGTTACCAAGATAGCCTTATTATTTTCTGCTGTTGCCTTCAGTTTCTCAAGTTCCATCTGCATCTCAGCTTCTTTCATATTACGCTGATCTTCAAGTTCAAACTTCAGTCTGTTTTCTTGTGCCTGATACTCTTGTTTAGCCTTCTCTAACTCCATCTGCATCTGAATCTTTTGCTGTTCAAGTTGTGCATCCAACTGTGCTTGTTGTTGCTCTGCTTGCATCTTTGCTTGAGCCATTTGCATATCGAGTTGCATCTTCTGTTGTTCAGGTGATGGTGGTTTAGGCTGTCCTTCTGCTTGTTTAGCCTGTTCTCTAAACTTATCAGCTGTTTCGTCAATAATGCCTTCCAATCCTTTGCCAGCTTTGTACGCTGTTACTGCAAATTTGACCATTTCCATGAGCATAGGTGTAAGTTCAGGTACAGATTGTGCAGCAGGAATGACTTGTTGCATAAATCCACCGATTGACTGCAAAAACTCCATGCGATTCTGCTTTTCTGCCTGTTCATCTTGGTAAATCATCGAATCAGATGTCACTTCTATACGGAAATTCTTAGCAGGTTCGTCTTTGAGTAGTGCCAATGCTTGTGGTATGTACTGTTTATCGCTATCTGACAGTTGCATCGCACCTGAAATCTTAATAATCGTTTCTTCTGTGAAATGATTACAAATAATTTGGGCTTTAATCTGCAATAAAGCTGTAGCAAAGTTCACTACATCGTTCTGCATCGTCTTTAAACGACCAGATGCGTTATTACTCTTGATGATTTGAGCACCCAAAGTTTCGTTGGGATCACTTTGGCCACGCTGGATGTCAGCGATGCCCATAATCTCGTAAATTTGACCTTTAACCTGATCCATTGCTGCGTAACTTGACTGTAATGCTGACGCAATAGGCTGAATGTCAACTAGATTAATTGCACCAGCCATGCCTTGCTTCTCTGCAAATGCACCCCAATTATTAATTGGCAATAGTGAATTGTTTTCGCCTTCAGTAAATAGTCTTTGTAAGCTAGGTTCTGAAGCATCGTAAACGCCACGCACTTTTAACGCTTGGATAAAGCCATCAATTCTGTCTGCTAGTGTGTCTAATTGTCTTGCTTGGTCTTGATACAAAGCAAAGTCAGGTACAGGAATCAATGAATCAGTCGTAATTGTTGAATATAAAGGCTTTGGACATGGCCAGAAGTTCTCTAATTTAAGAGGATCAGCCTTAGTATCAAGTATCTTACCCATCGATTTGGATAGCCAAATAACCTCACCACTTGTCTTATCCCATATTTCGTAGATACACGCCTCAGATGCACCTTCGCCCATCTTCTCGTTAAATGTCTTAGAGTTCTCAGGCTTTGTATCAAGTGGTATTCTGCCACCTAGTTCTTCGCCAAAGCGTTCAACAAGTGCTTCTCTACCTAAATATACTTTACGCCAAACTGCTGTGACTTCTTCCCAAGTCCTAGCAATTGTATGTCCAAAGTCACGCCAATAGACATAATCGCATGGAGCACATTCGTACTCAATACGCTCTTCATCTTCTTGGTAAATACCACCTGCTGTTTCAGCATCGTCAATATCTTCTGTAATCTGAAAGCCATCATCAGGTTCGCCTTCTACTTTCTGGCCTGTAATGTGTGGTTCATATCGTACCCAAGATGTGCCACGACCACCTAAAAGTCTGTCTTGCACAGCAGATTTCATGGCACTACGGTAATCATCGTAATGCTCAATCTCGTACTCTAAAGCACGTTCTAGCATCATAGAGGCGACTCGGCCTACTGGATCATTGTCCTTAAACCTACGAGAAACGTCAGGTCTAGGCAAACGAGCAAAGATTGCAGGTGTAATTGTCTGTACGTTTGACCACAGAATATTAAATTTAGCCGTTGGATTGTTTCTAGTGCGACTGTCATCTCTGTACTTTTTGATGATTCTGTCAGCACGTTCTTCCCAAGACTTATAGCCTCGTTCATAAGATGCGATGCAGTTGTACCAGTCTGAGTAAGTGTGTTCCATATTTATATCCGTCTGTTAATTATCTTAGGTGTTTCTTTCCACATCTCATCCAAAGTTACTTTAGTCTTGCCAACATGAAGTCCTCTAATGCTTTCATCTTTGTTGACAGGCTTATCTTCGTCTTTCCATACAATAGACAGATACCTAAACGCATCTGCACTATGACTTGTCCAATCGTGCTTAGGCCGATCTCTAAATACTTTCTTATCATCATCCCACTCTCGTTGATATTGCCGTAAACATTCTATACCTTCTTCACACTTATTATCGAACCAAGTCCGAGTTAATGCAAGCCTTGCAGATTGGATACCATCCTGTAATGACAGGTTTGGTACGATTTTTATCTGTTTTATGTCGATTTTTGTTGATAATTGCTCGATTATGCTCTTGCCACCAGATGCTAGTGTTTTTGCTCGTGCATCATGAGGCAGCCAATGGATGCCATATCTATAGCCAAATTCTTCTTCTTTTTGCTTCAGTAAGCCTGTGTAAAATGGTATTGCTTGTCCATTAGAACTGTGATGATCAAGCACCCTAATCTCGCCATGAATGACTTGATACCACCAAATACTTGTACTGTCGTTAAAGCCTAAATCCCAAGCCGTGTGGCATGGAAACATAGGATCGTACTCAACGCTTGTTATTCTGTCTAAGTCTGTAATCCTACGCATTTCTTGACCATAATATGCACCTAAAATAGCAGCTTCAAACGAGCATAAGAACTCTTGTTCGTACTGGTTAGCAGACATTGACTGTTGTGCGTCTAATAATTCGTTTTGTGGGATTAGATTAGATTGATCTGCTCTTAACGTCTTGACGTACCAATTGCTATGCTTTTGTGCTGCGTTGTATATGTCGTAAAAACTGTTATGACCTTTAGGTGTGCCTATAAACGTAGCCCATCCTTCTCGATCAGTTAGTAATGGTCTTACGATTTCACCCCACATTCTAGGTTTCATATCGGCATATTCATCCAAAACTACGCCATCTAAGTATAAGCCTCGCAATGCATCAGGATTATCAGCACCAAATAAGCGTATCTTTGCACCATTGACTAACTCTACCCATAATTCTGATTGATTAGCTTTGACAATAGCAGGTTCAGCAAACTTTAAAAGATAGTCCCAAGCAATGTTTTTAGCCTGTGCGTAGTACGGTGCAATATAGGCGTATCTTGCGTCTGGTTTATTCTCTACGATTGATCTACGAATAATGTCGCAGATCGTTGCCACCGTCTTACCTGCTCTTCTGTGGGCTACTAATACAGCCCATCGTTCTTTACGCTTGTGAAAGTCTTTAAAAGCATCTCTAGGAGAATAAGGATACTCGTAGATATGTTCTACTACTTTCACTCTTTAAACTTGTGTATGTGTTCGTGTCGTACAGGTGCTGTTTCATCGCCCACTTGTTCAACTCTTGCTAATTTAGGCACATGATATTCAGCGACTTGCATAAAACAATCAAAAGCTACTTTAGGCCCATGCTTTTCACTTGCTGCAATTTCATCTAACCATTCTTGTAGTTTGTGTGAGTTTCCATCAACAAAACGAGCAATAGCTTCTCGTGCCATTGTCGTTGATTTATTAGGCACTCCTGCTTTACGACCAGCTCGACTTAGGTTATTTAGTCTTACATCATCAGATTTCGACAGTTTTTTATCCATATATTCTCAAGGTATTGATTTATATAGTGTAAATTCTACTCTATTTTTTTAAATTCTTCTTCTAATTGCTCTTTACGACTTAAACCTAATATTGGCACACCTGCAAACATTTCTTTACCAAATTTTTGTATAAGTGATTTACGCTCTTCTGGGTTAGCATACTTATAAATATCTTTAATGCCATTTTTTTCTAATACAGACATTGTTTTTGCAGTTGTTTCTTTTGGAACTATTGCACCTGCAAATTCATTAAGTTGAACTGCTCTTTTGGGTTTAATTTCAAAATATCCAGTAGGTGCATCTTTTAATTCTTTGGTGTAAGCAGATATTCTATCTTTTAGTTCTTGTGGAACTTTTTGAGCTATTTCTCTGCTATATTCATATTTATTTGCTGTTCCTAAAGCTAATTCTTCTAAAAACGCTCTTACATCAATTCTACTGTTATTTTCTTTTAAAAATTTAGATAAATCTTCAGTTAAAGATTCATGTGTCGAATTTAAATTATCTTTTATTTGTTGGCTTTCTGTTTCAGAAACTATTTTTGATCTATTTTTTAGGACATCTGATTGATTTTTTAATTTTGGTATTAATTTTGCTCTTAAACTACCAGCCGTAAACAAATTTCCATTACCTTCAGCACCAGCATTTTTAGATGACATTCTTTTAACTATATTTTCTAAAGTAGCTGGTTCATACAATGCTCTACCAGTTGTATTTGAACTGCCTTTATATAACAAACTTTTAACTGATCCCCCAACATCTTGAGCTTCCTTTTTCAATTTATCAATGTAATCAATTTGCCAATCATAAAATGGAGATTGTTTTTCACTAGGAAGTTTATCAAAAGCATTTCTTGCTGCCATCCTAAATTCTGATGGCGTATCGTAATTTTTAGAATCAGGTAAAAGACCTTTTTCTCTGAGATATTGCATTTTTAACAAAACAGTATCTTGTAAATTAGAATCTAAATTTTGTGTATATCCTGAAACAGCACTTAAAGTATCTTTATGATTTTTTAATTCACCATAATGTTCTGCAAGTTTATTAGTTATAAAATCATCTGCAATTCTGTCTGTTTGAGTGACTATATGTGGTTTTCTTGCAGTATAAGCATCAGTTGAATAAATAGGATTTTGTCTAGATGGAGTTGCCATATTTTTATTGCCAATAAGCGTAATATCACCAAATTCTTCTAATGGGTTTTTTACTTTACTGATTGCCAATGATGGTACTGGTAGCCCACCTAATTTTTCTACAGCATATAATTTTTCAGGCGTTAGATTGTGCTGCACTATCATTTCTTCGCCTGCTTTAACATTAGGCACAAATGCTGATGCATTTTTATTTGTAACAAAAGGAACTACACTAGGCATCAATCCTTGTTGTTGCATCATCTTTTCTGTTCTGTTCCATGCTTCTTCACCAATTGCTCTAGCTACTGGTTTAGCAATAGGTTTAGTTAATGCAGCAGTACCACCTAATATACCTGTGGCTAATCCAGCCTCTTCGCCTGATTCATAACCTTTGTTGTATTGAATATTGTTAGGATCGAGTACGCCTATGTCAGATGGTGGTTTTGCAGGTACACCAGAATAACCTGCACTAAAACCACTTAATTGTTGATTAGGAGTATAGCCAAAAGATTTTAAAAATGCTTGAGGATCAGTTAAATTACGAACAACAGTCGTAGGAAAATCCACAGCAGATTGTAATTTTTGACGCAACATATTGGCTAATGTTTGATTATCAGCCATGTTTATCTAAATTTCTTTAGTTCTTCTTGGTAAGGCAAGTAATTAGGATCGTTTTTTATTGCTTGCTGAAGCTCTTGCACATAGTTAAAGTTACTCATTGCAGGATAAACATTAGAGTCACTTGCTGCACCTAAATTCATGCGAGTTGCTGCACCTTTTTCGTAAAACTTAGGATTAACTTCACCAGCTTTAACACGCTTCATGTAGTTTTCTTGTTGCTGGCTAATGCCTCGTTGATCTCTGCCAGTTTCAGGTCTAATGTCACCAGCAGTTGTTCGCATATCATGATAGAACTGGCCCATGTAGGCAGGTATTCTGCCTTGCTGAATTGCTCGTTGTATTTCAGGATGTAAATTTGCTTGACCTACCATGCGTTCTGACACGTTACCACCACGCAATAAATTGACAAGCATATTCTTTTCATCCATTTACTTGACCTCTTTGTCCAAGTCTTTAACTTTGTTGGCAAGCATGGCCCTACGTTCTAAACGCAGGCGTTGTTGCTTTTCAAGTGTAGATTCATGCTCTGGTCGAAGCATGGCATCTTCTTTTTTATAAGTTCTGCTCATGGGTGTCATTTGGCGTACCTATCATATGCTTCTTCAAGCATAGTTTTTCTTGCAGTCTTTTCGGATTCTTTAAAATCTTCTGCCGTAGGTGCATCTGGTGAGCCGACTTTATTCATCTTTTCACCAGAGCCAGCTTTGATACGAGCTTTTTTTCGATGAATATTAGCGTATAGTCCGTCTTTCATATTAACCTTTAAATTTAATAAGATAAATTGTTTTGTCGATTTCTTCGGCAATATTGTCAACAAGCTGAACAATCTGTGATTCTGTAGGCAAGTCGTTTCTTGCATCCTTCACAAAACGCTGTAATGATTCTAAGTAACTGAGAGGCGTACCTTTGGGCAAGTGATACGAGTCAGGGAAGTTCTTGATTTGACCATAGCAGCCAAAATACGTTTCAGCTAACTGATCTATCAGCTCGATGATGTTCTGGTAAAAATGACCTAATGTTTTGTGCTGGGCATAGGATGTAGTAGACCAATGCATCAAATGGGCATTAGTGCCTGAATGAAGCAATGTCGATAAAAACAAGGCCATTGATTTTTCCATGAAAAACTCCTATTTAAAGACTAGTATAAAACAAATTATCTAATCCCAAAAATTATTTTTTTCATTTTTTTCAAAAGATGCACAACGGATTTTTAAATTTAAATCCCAAAACATTTCCCCAGCCAAACAATTTTTTGCACTAGGCCACTGGGGAAAATTTTGACAGTCCAAACATTGCACCCTGTCATCTATCGCATTTTCGTTTTTTACACATCCCATTGCTAAAAGTGCAGCCAACATTTATCACTCCTTAAAAGTATTGGGCAACGCATGTAACGCATCTTTTTCTAAAAGTTTTCTGTAACCCTGTAACTATGTAACTCATGTTTTTCTATTGTTATCCCCATATATATATATATATATATTTACTACTCTTTTATATATAAGAGTTACAAGAGTTACAAAAGATACAGTACTGATTTTAAAATATTTTTTTAGCAACGCATCTTTAATTGCAACGCTTCTTATGCGTTGCAAATGATTAACTATAAAATATCAATCTTTCACATACATTCTTGTAACACGACTTTGTAAAGCATCACCCACTTTAACTTGCTGCCTAATTGACTTATTTTTGTACCCCAATTTGGTCATAATTCTGCCAATTTGGTTCTGTGCTTTCTTATCAAATTCTTTAAATGGGTTAATTGAAGTCCAAATTTCTTGCCCTTTAAACTTAGAAAAGTGTGCATTTTGGGCTAAATATTCCACTACAGATTCATGTAATGGGTCTTCACTAAAGAATGTTTCACGCACAGGATCAGCTAATTTTTGAGCTTCTTCCCACAAAACGCCATGCTTCTCAAACAGATAAATTGCCTCTGCCCAGATTTGCAGACAATCTTTTTTGATTAAATGTGCTTGGGGAGTTTTGACAACAATGGGCAGCCACCTACGATTTCCTGTGTGATCACTCAAGAATTCATAGTTGTTGGTTGATCCCCAAAGTGTCAGCCTACGTTTAAACGTCTTGGTAAACTCCATGTACTTTGGAGTCCATTCCTCTGTCGTTCTGGACATCCAAGCCTTAATATCTTCAGCCTCTTTAGTTTGTAGGCCTGATAACTCAGCCAGCTCACCAATGAGCTTACCTCTTAGATGCCTTGATAAGTCAGCATCCCTAGTTTGTAGGCTAATCTCCACAAAGTTATCATCAAATGGTGACAATGCTTGTATCGCCATCGTCTTGCCCACGCCCTGCTCACCCACCAGTACAATAGCAGCGTCAGCCTTAATCCCTGCGACCATCAGCCTGCCACCCATAGCTGTCGTAATGTACATTGACGCAGCAGTCGTATAAGCATTTTCTTCAGCACCAAAGTAAATATGTAGCAGGTGCTTACAGCGTTCAATACCATCCCATTGCAAGGACTTACCCCACTCAATCGCTGAGTCATACGGATGGTTCATACAGAGCATATGCACGTTATCCCTAATCATCTCCTTTGGCATAGCCTTGAAGCCCATCTTCTCAGCAATGTACTGGATACGTGTGTAATCCTCATCCTCGACTGGCCTTGTCGTTTCATCAATCGTAATCATGGATGCAGCCCTAAAGTTGTCATAACGCAGATCGTACTGACTCAGTAACTTGAGCAGATTGCCTTGTGTCTTGTCAATCTTGCCATTTTTGTCAATAATAAAGTCAGGCAAGAGTTCAGGATCACTATTAACCACTACGCCAATTTCTTGCTTAAACTCTTGTAAGCCAAAGGCAGCATAAGCACTATTGACTAAGTTAGGAATATCGTTAAACCGATCATTCCAGCGTTGATCCTTGACAGTAATGACATTCATCATGCCCTCTAGTATCTCGATGGCTGAGTTACGCTTAACGCCAGTAGCGACATAATGACAAGCTAGATCACGCAAGGAGTCATGCCATTGCTCACCACTTAAGATATTACTTACGAGCTTAGTTAAGTCTAACTTTGAGCGTATCACCTCGCCAGTTTCATTGACAATAGTGGTCTTGGAGGACTTATAGGTCGGTTGCCAGTCATTGACCTTAAAGTCAATATACTCGCCACGCACACGAATGACTTGGTACGGTGCGTCAGTTCTGCCGATAAAGTAGGATTGTGACAGCGTAAAACTCTCAGGTGCAAGTATCCCACCAAGTGCTGTATTGAGCATAGCTAGGTGCAGCTCTCGTTCTTCTGGTTCTTTGGCAGCACTAAATGGGCAGATGACACGCCACTTGGGATGCTCTTTCTTCCAACTTGGACTAGTGTAAAGCAATGCCTCTATGCCAAACTGTTCAAGTCGTGCCTGTGCTTCTTCCATCGTCACCTGCCCTGCATCATAATCGCCTTCGATGCCATAGACTTCAATGACGTTATCGTTGTGACGTAGGCTGCCCTTGCTGGTCTTGGTTTCCCCAAAGGATGCCATCTTGATTAGTGGCATTTGCTCTTTGGTGGGGTATATCTTAGGGGATTCTACTTTCTTACAAAAGTCATCCCAAGTCCATTCGTATTGTTGTAACTGGTAGGCATTGACATCATGGAAGATAGTAAAAATAGCTGATATTGTGTTATTATTCATAAACGTGAGAAGTAAAAGGGTTGTAAAAAAAAGCCATGATTGAGAGTCGTGGCTTTTTGCTTGGGTAAATTAGTTTAGCATTACTTGCTACGCTTGAGCGAACTTGCTGACAAAGATTCTTCAATATATTCTTTTGGAACGTCAAAGCCATCTTTTTTGAGTTGTGTTAAAGACTTCAAAGTATACAAGCGTTGATTACCCTCAAAGTGTGCAATAACTTCCGTTTCATTACGAATCTTCGACATCTTGCGACCTTGAGATAACTCCCATCCCTGAATAAACGCACCTGTACTTAGTAAGTCTTTAGCCGATTCCCTGACTGAGTTGATCCAGCCTTCTAACATTTCTGCCGTATCTAATAGCTCTGGCAAATCAGACATATCTGTTTGCAGGTTAAAGTCTGCTTGTGCAGTCTTGACAGCTAAGTCCTTCATGCTAGGGCAAACCGTCTTTGCAAGACAATAGCGGCACGCTTCGTAACTTGGAGTAACCTCAACAAATGGATCTAAGGCATCTTCGACCAACTGTTGCAACTCATTTATAAATGCTTCAAGATCTGCTACAGAATATTGTGCAGGTTCTTGTATGGCATAGTGAGGACACCATATATGAGCCTTAACAGTTACATTCGGTCTGCCTGCCCAAAGCCAAGCACCTAACGCATAGCATTTTAATTGTGGACTTGTTACATTCACTTTGCCTCGACCACTTTTTAAATCAACAACGTGCAATTCATCATCTTTAAAAATAATGGCATCGGCTGTCCCACCCAACAGTTCGTGTACTTGCTGTAATGGCCCTGTTAGGTTAATTTCAATATGCTGTTGACCTCCAATGGCTTTAACATAAGCCACATAATCAGTCGCCCATTGCAAGGCTTCTGTATCGTCTGTTTTAACCTCTATGCCATGATAAAGTTTCTCTGCCATTGCATGACAATCTGTTCCTCTTTGAGCATGAACATTCGTTTTATTAGGCATACCCAATTCCATTTGGTATGATCCTTTGCATAGCATGACTCGCTGTAAGCGACTTGCAGAAATTGGTGCATGAATACTCATTAATTACTCCTAGCGAATTGGTTGTGGTATTGTTGACGCATTTTTTCTGCTTCAAGAATTGCATCATTAATATTTTTAAACAAAGATGAGGTATGTAATTTTTTATTTATCCTAAATTCAACTCTCCATCTATTTCGATTTTTAATCCAAATAACATTTTTATAACCACTTAAATTATTTTTTTGTAAAAATCTATTAAATCCATTTTGACTTCTTGTGGCAGGTCTTAAATTTTCAATTTTATTGTTTAATTTATTTCCATCTTTATGATCAACAAATTCAGGCATTTTGCCATAAAACATTAAATAAATTATTCGATGGATTCTAAATTGTTTGTTATTTATTTGAATATAAAAATAACCACATTTGCTAAATGATCCTGCCTTATTACCAATTTTTTGTCCACCTTTAGTTATCTTCCAAAATAACTCGCCATCTCGATACTCAAATAAATTCTTCACTAATTCTTGTGTAATCATTGATTTTCTTCTCCATCGTTAAGTGAAGCATTGACTCTGACAGTTTGTATTGCTTTGCTAATATTTGGCACGCCTAACAGATCAGGCCTCAAGTCATAGGGCTGAAGTCTGCCATCGGTTAACTGGGCAATTTCCTTCAAGTATTTGACAGGAATACCCTTGTTTTTCCATTGGTAGACAATGCTCTCAGACACCGATAAGGCATAGGCAATGCCCTTGACTGTCTTAAACTCAATCAGCAGTTTGTTAAAATTGTTGACGGATTCCATATTTACTCCTTTGTATTAAGAAACAGTAGTTTACAACAAATATAAAAATAATTGTAAATAAATGTTGCAAAGTGTTAAAAATAGGAATATAGTTCTTATAAGCAGTAATTATTAACCAAGTGAAAGAAAGTGAAAAATGAAAACATTTAAGTGGGTAGTTGAATTTGAAGTTACAGAAAACTGGGTAGAAGATGGCTTTAACATAACAGAAGATAGAGCTAACGACATGATTGCTAATGCTTTGCCGTATGCTTACGGATCAGAATACAAAGCTACTGTGATTAAATCTCCTAGTGCAAAGTTAATTGCAAAAACTCAAGGAGAAACGGCATGAAAACATTTAACTGGACTAAAGATCAAACAACTGGCGAACACCAGCTTGTTTTGGCAGACGGATATTACGCAGTCGTGCCAACTGTTGCTGGCGATTGGTATGCTGGCTTTTCCAAGCATGGTGATGTTTGCCTTGAGCAAGATAGCGATAATGACATCCAGCATTTTGATAGCTGGCAAACTGCTCGTAAGTGGTGTGAAAACAAAGCAAAGGATCAAATATGAAAACATTTCTTGAAGCCATAATTGCCTTTACCGTTATGTTTGGCCCAGCACTTGCAATATGGGCATTAAACATCCGATTTTAAGTAGTACCAGTACGGATTCTCTGGGTAAAAGAATCCATTTTTGAAAAAGTGAGAAAAAAGATGAAAGTAATAACCAACAAATGCAGAGCCTCTTATTTATCTTGGCATACCCCAAGAGAAGGTCTAGATGGCAAGATGTCTTACTCTGTAGAACTCTTGATCCCTAAGTCTGACGTAGAAGGCATTGCCAAGATTAAGGCAGCCATGAAGTCAGCCCTAGAAAAGAAGTTTGGCGATTTGTCTAAAGTTAAGGGCCTCAAGAACCCACTTAAAGACGGTGATGGGCCTAAGCTAGATGGTTCAGCACACGCTGATGAGTATCATGGTCATTTCTACCTGCGAGTCAAATCATCTGAAAAGGTAGGCGTTATCGACCTCAAAGGCAAAGAGATTACCAATGCAATGGACTTTGTATCTGGTGATTATTGCAGAGCAAGTATTACTGCAAGTGCCTACGATTCTAATATGGCTAAAGGCGTTACCTTTTACTTAAATAATCTGCAAAAGGTAGCTTCTGGTGACGCATTAGGTGGTGGTCGCACCACAGCAGCAGAGGACTTTGGTGTTCAATCTTCAGCTAGTGCAGACTTTAGTGATGCACCAAGTGATGCAGAAGCAAACCCAGTCCCATTCTGAGATCACGCTTGATTGGCTTTTGGCTGAGTATGTCTATCAGCCAAAGCCAGTTCTACAAGCTCATTCTGTGAGCCTGATGGACATCAAAAATGATTATCCTGAATTGGAACGAGGCAAACCTTTGACTAAGCTAGAGAAAGCCAAGAAAGCCAAGATTGATGCTGAAATAGCACACATGAAAGCCAATAAATGAAGGTTATGCTAGAACTTCCACACCCACCTAGTGTGAATGTGTATTACAGGCGATCAGGTCACCATATGCATATCAGCGAAAAGGGCAGGAAGTTTAAGCTCAACGTATCAGAAATTATTGCAACGCATCACCACATTAAATTTAATATGCTCAGACTTAAAGTACACATTGATTACTATCCACCGACTAAACGTAAAACGGACATTGACAATCGGATTAAGGCAGTCTTAGACTCACTCACCGATGCTGGGCTATGGGTTGATGACGAGCAGGTCGATGAGCTGTCTATTAAGCGTATGCCAGTTTATAAAGGTGGCAAGGTTGTAGTGACTGTTGAAACTTTGGAGAGCCAAGATGAATGATTACCAGATAGCCATTTTTGGTAAGGATTGTCTAGTGCAATTTAAGCAAGAGCCTGACATCCATAGCATTGAAGCTGTGCGTAGGATATTAAACGAATTGACGGATCAACTCATTGAGAAGAAATTACATGGAAGAATTAATTGATAATTTGGTTGTAGCTGCCAAAGATTCTGCAACATTGTTAGAAAAAGAAAAATGTTTTCATTTGGTGATTGATGTAATTAATAAGCACATGATTACATGGCCAGAAAGTGCAGATTCACAGTTGTGGAATCAGCGTCTGGATCGGTTAACAAATTCTTTAATTGATGCTTTTGATATGGATGCTGAAAAACAAAAATGACTGAAATTGACAAGTTAAAACAAGAAATTGAGCTGCTCAAGCAGCAGGTGAAGGATTGCCATCTGTACATGACTGACACACAGAAATGGCAAATGGCCAGAGATAACGCCAGTATTGAGCTAGATATGATGCTTGAGAGGTGTACATGATCAATCAGATAGCACTAGCGATATGGTATTTAGTCGTATTTACAATGGTTATGGGATCAGTCATACTAGGATTGGTGCTATTGACACCTAGCAGACCTGATACGATTGGCTATGACTGCCAGTTAGCACAGTACCCCCATGCAGTTGATGTGCCACAGGCATACATTCAAGCCTGTAGAGAAGCGAGGAAAAATAAATGACAACACCAGCAAAAATACTTGATCCACAACGCTTTACTTGGGTAAAACCAGAGGCTACAGATATTATGAAAACCTTTGAACGCTTTGGCTATGTACGACCATCCAAGAATTTATGGTTTCACGAAAAATGGGAACACTACAGGTTACCAAAAAATAAATAGCACAATGATAGCCATCCAAGCGATGGCTAATCCTAGATCAACGTACCACCA